TTGTCTATCAGGGCGTACAAATAACCTTCACCATAGGCAAACGCTTGAGTTGTTGCGTTCTTGACAATGCTTGTATCCCAAGAATTTATCACCGTGCCACTTGACAATGTGTGATTGTATTCGCTGAAGTTCAACACATTCAATTTGCGGTCTGCGATGGTCGTGAATAGATCAGCCGTTTGTCCGTGCAGTGAACACTCATATTGGATGTCCGTTGAATCCAGCACATTGATTTGAATTAATCGGATGAATCCACGCATCTGCTCAATCTCATCAAGCAATACCACGACATCCGCTTTCTTATTCGGATTGAAATCGGGTGCAAACTGCGTAGTTCCTTGAATGGTTTGTTCAACCTCAAAGATGTGTGAGAATAACTTGTTGTTAGCACGAGTACCAGGAATCACAACCGTCTTTGTCCACTCACTTGACCTTGTTTCAGGTGACTTGATGTCAGCAATTGACTTGGAGATGAGAATGTCAAAGTTGTCCGATAGGTCAACTGGGGAGTTATTGACTAATAACCTGATCATAGTCGTTGTGATTTGTCAGCAAACGACAAGGTGACATCAAGTTCAAGGTTGAACAACTTGTCCTGAACACCCTTCTTTTGCTCATAGGTTGCATTGTCAATGTTGACCGCATACAAAGTACCGTCATACATATACACCACCGGTGATTCAATTAGATCACGCAACCAAACGGATTCGGTGTCATCAATCCAATTGGATGTGAGCTTCACTTTCTGACTGGCAGTCGTATGATAGTTTGAACGAGTGCGGACGCTTGTCTCATAACCGTATGTCGCACCGAGTGAGTAGGGATTGGATTGGAATTGCTTTCGTGCAACCTCGAATGTATCTCGTCTAACCATATTGAAACGGAAGGAATCAAATCCTCCCAATCGGTTCATAAAGAAAATATCCGTTGTTTCGTATTTGCTACACTCGTCTTTTATGTTGATGCGATAGGTTTCTGACTTGGCAGTTCCACCGAGTTTCAACACGACATCAAAGAAGGTTGCTGCACCAGGTATTGTCAATTGATTTCCCACAGGTATTCTCACGACCTTAGACGAAGGCAAAGAGAATGTTTGTGTACTGGCATCGGAGTAGGTAATTACAACGCTTGTGGCATCACCTTTCAAAGCATAGAGCCAATCCTTCTGAGTGCGATGGATGTATCTCGTTCTGACATTTGTCAAGAACTTTGCACTTGATGATGTGGCAAGATATTGAGCTTGTGCGTAGGTGACCAAATCAAACGGATTCAAGGCAGCATTCCAAACAGTTCCAGTTGCGGAAGTCAAGTCAAGATACTCCGTGATTGTTCCCGTTGCTGATGGTGAATACTCATACCCGAACTCCACCTCGTAATCCGAGAAGGACGATGTGCATCCGCTTGGTGATGTATCTGCAAAGTTCCAATCGTTGCTCACATAACTCTCAAGGATGCGACCAATGTTGAACACCCCTTTGTTTGTACTTCCAAAGTAGATGGGTGCTTTTAACTTGGCAACGGATGTCGCTGCAACTTTGACATTTGCAATAAACTTGAAATTGTCTTTCGTGTAGATACCACCTGAAGATTCCGTGATCACGAAGTTCGTGTCGTTGAATGCTGGATGATATGAATCGGGTTGTTGGGTGATTGATAGAGCCACGATAAAAAATAGCGGATAGGTGGTTGCGTTCCAAATGCTCATCTTTGCACTTTATAATGGTTAATTGCACCCATTTTGAACCACATTGACCAATATATTAGTTGATTGATTGCACAATAATTGCACAATAATGTGTCATATAGTACCCAAAAGCATATAATTTTGGGTGTTTTATACCACATTATACCCGAATGCGTATACTTATGATGGACAAATCAGACATAAATACTTTGCAATCAGTAGTGATTCCCAATACTTATCGCAACAAATGACTTTTATGAATGAATATACTGGAAAATTTCATGCAGTTATTCGGGTAATTACCGAGTATAGTGGAAAAATTTGACAACCAACATTTGCCACTAATCCTATAAATTGGCAATTTGTAACAAATACTGCCACAAATTTGTTACCGATTGGGATAATTTAGTGCATCGCAATTGATACTGCTTGGTATTATACCGCTCGGTATCACAACATCTCATTCAGACAAGCCACGATGTACGGATTGAATCCTTTCCCGGCAGCATCCTCCAAACGCTTCTGCCGTTCTTTGGTCTTGGCTTTGTAGAATGCCATTGAATTCAAGAACTCAATCAACGGCATCTCCAGTATGAAATCCCACTTGGTGCGATCACCTTTGACAATCTTGTCAACTATCTCCAGCCAAACTATTGGGGATTGGTCAACTGCTCTTTCATCTCCTTCATCTGATCCGTCAAAGAGCAAAGGATATTTTTCAATAACTCGGGATAAACTTCCAAAAAAAAAAGAGCATAAGTGTACGGAAGTGGAACGGGCAAGTGCATCATTAAGCCACACTTATCCTCATAGTGTGCTTGAGCATCAACGACCTTCTTGTTCCTTCCAAAGAAATCCACCTCAACGGATAGCAAGGCAACAATCTTATTGAGCGATTCAATCACATCTCCGTTGAATACCTGCTGGAGTTCGATGAAGTGGTGACCACACATCTCGTTTGGCGTTTTGGCTAATCTGAAATATCTGCCACGCAGTTTGAAGGTGAACTTGATTGGTGCTTTGGGTAGGTCATTCAAGAACGACAACTTAGTAAACTCGTTTGTGAGCTTGTCCAATGTCATTGACTCGACCTCATCCATTGAAAGATTCAAAGCGATGGCAAGGATGTTCATCTGCCTCTCAAGGTCAGACATATCACGACAAGAGTGAATCTCTTGAAGTTGGTGGATGGTTATGTTTTTCCAATTCATATTATGCGAAGTAAAATGTTCCTGGTCTATTGTGAGCTTTGCAATCAACGGCAAGTGCGAGAGCCATTACACAGTCATCGTGTAGTCCGGGCGGTGCAGTATATCGCACACCCGTTCTTGTGTACTCAAATTCAAAGTTCTCCATCTCACTTCCAATCGGTTCTTCAGGAAAGAACACATCGGTTTGTTGCACCGACATCACCAACCCTTCAATGAGTTGTTGTTTGCTTTGGCTTGTAAACTTGAATCCCTTCACTCTTTGACAAAGTCGCTGAAGTTGTTCAACGATAGGATCTCCAACCCCGGTCGAATCCACAAACGATGGTGTGTTTCCAATCAGTTTGACAATCCTCGCTTGAGTGACTGACCAATCGGCTTGGAATCGTTCACAATATGATACGCAATTATTCGCATCCATACCAATAATAACCGTATAGTCCGAATACTTTGCCAAATCTACACCCCAAGCAACAACGGGCATTGATGAAATTGGTCGGTAACATTTGCGGATTGCATCCAAGCCGAACGGATTTGATTTGTCATCGGCTGGTTCTGCAAGGTAGAGTTCACGGAATACATAATCAGGTAGATCTCGCTTTGCTTGTTCAATCTCTTTCTCCGAGATGATGCCTTCCCTTGCTGCATCGTATGCCGTTATTTTGAAATACTTGTATTCGGCTTCTCCTTGCCTTGCTCGTTCCCCTAATTTATAGAACCAATTCTTTTTGCCTTTGACATTCCCAATCAACTTGCACTTGCCTTGTGTTGCAGTCAAAGTTGAACGCAGTGCGTACCACGATTCCTCACGCATCCTTGACGCTTCGTCAATCACGGCAGCATAGACATCATCACCATACAAGTTGTCCGGTTTCTCTCCTGACTTAAATTCAATCCTTGCACCCGTTGGCAAGGTCAACAATAGTTTTGTTTCGTTGCTGATGAAGAAGTTTTTGTCCGTTACTTGGTTCTTCATCCTTCGGAATGCAATCTCCGCTTGTTGGTATACTGGAGCCACCCACCACACACTCTGCCCATCCTTGCATTGGAGTGCTTGTTCAAAGAGCCAAATGATATGTGATGCGGTCTTGCCGGTCTTGGTACTCGCAGCCGTAATCGTGAAACGGGCATCGCAATCAAGGATGTCCTTTTGATAGTTCGTTAGATATGGTCGTGTATAATTTATTTGCACAACGATTTGTATAACTGCAATCGGGTTAGGTTGTGGAGTTCAAGGTTGTGATGCTTTTTGCAATACTCGTAGTTGCTTTGACCCATTGCCTGACGAACTCCGTGACCGGCATCAATCAACTTCTGAATGCCTGATCTCCATTGGTTGCGTGGAAGAAATAGCACCCCATCGTTTGCGGTGTGATACAGGTAAGGCAAGACCGCAGAACAAATGATTGGCTTTTTGTAGGCACTGGCTTCCAGTATCTTCAGCTCAGATTTGCAGTTGTTGAACTTGGTATCTTGCAAGGGTGCGACCACGATGTCAAAGTGCTTGTACACCTCACCATATTCAAACACGGTTGTGCCTTCCACAATCTTAGCATCGGGCATACTCTTGGCAATCCGATTCCAAATCTCGCCTGGTGTATAACCGCAGATGTAAAACTCAATGTCCATTCCTTTGATCTCCTCAGCAATGAGCTTCAAGTCCTCCTCGTGAGTAACTCCACCAACCCATCCGACTTTGATTTTGTGGGTTCTTGGTTGTGGTTCGGCTTCCCATTGCTTGTGTGTGTAGTCAAGGCAGTTGGATGCGATGATGACATTCTCATTGATTTGACGAATCTCTTTGGCAAGTGCTGGAGTTGTGGTGATCACCGCATCAGCGTAATTGATGGCATCCTTTACGCCTTGCTTGATTCCTTTGCGATAGTTCCAATATGCTGGGTTGTATTTTGGGAGAACCCAATAGTCGTCAATGTCCACGACATAGGGAGTGCCTGAATCAGCAATCTTTTTTAACACATCATAATGCCTTGCCCCAAGCCATCGTGAGAAGATGATCACATCAAATTGGGTGTAATCAAGTGTGA